TAAATGAAATTTGGGAGGGCGCACAGGCGCTATGGTCGGCAGTATTTGACGGAGGCAGTTTTGACGAAGCCGTGGGCGCAATAGTCAAAATATCCGTGGGGCTTTTACAAACGGCAATTGGCTTTATTGGAGTTATTATTCCATTAGCAGTGGTAAGTCTTGGTAAATTAGCACTTGCAATATACAACCGAGGAAAAGAATTCTTTATGAATACCAGCCTTAAATGGCAGAAAAAGGTTGGAGTGATTTTAGCCGCAGTGGCCTTTTTCATAGCAACATTTTGGTTCCAAATGTCAGTATTCCCTGCACTAATTGTTGGACTAATGATTTATTCCCTTGGAAAATTATTAGGATTCTATCAAACAGGCGGAGTAGTAAATAAACCGATACAAATAGTTGGAGAAAAAGGCCCAGAAATTGCGGCTTTGCCAAGAGGAACAAGAGTATATAATAATACAGATAGCAAAAGAATTGCTAAATCCGCAGGTGGAGGAACCGTAAATAATTACAATATCACTATTAATGCAAAAGATACAAGTGATAAAGAAATGAGAAGAATTGCGGCTCAAATTGGAAAGATGATTAATAGAGAAGTAAATAGAGGTACTTCTTCAAGTTATAGTTAAGGTGATTAAATGGCTTCTCCCGATGGAACACATTATGTATTTTTGCGTCTTGGCGCAGCCAAAGATAACGATGTTCAAGTGAATACTATTCCACTTAAAGCAGAAACAATATCAGTTAGCACTACGAAAACAATTCCTTCTTTTGATGTTCCTTTTTCTGGAATGTTTAGTGGTGAATCCCGAACAGTGGCTTTTAATATGGGTATGGCATCTAAGTCAATTAGTGTTACGGGGGTTATTACTGATACTACAATCATAAGAAGATTTAATAGTATGAGTCCTAAGAATTTTGATAAATCAGTGGATAGGCCTTCTTCATCATCTTTCAGTGACCCTTCTGCATTAAAACCCCCAATCGTTAATGATACAATAACTATTGATATGACAAAGGAAGAAATTGCTCAATTAATTCACTCAAATACAGATGGAACCGCATTACAGCAAATGCAGAATATGAATGAATTGATTATATTAATAGATTCAAAGGTGGATAGCAGATACCAATACCGTAATTCAGACGAAAGTAAAAGTTTGATTCCTTTCACTTATGCCGCAAGAGGATTTAACGATACTTTGGATAACGAAGGGGCTACACTTGCTTTATCAGATTTTCCAGATAGTGCTACTGATACAGGATTAAATGGGTTTGTTCAATCATTTAGTTGTGATTTTAACGCTGAGGAACCTATGGCAATAAGTTTTCAATTAGAATTTATAGTGGCTATGACGGTGTGATTATTATGCAGACATTATCAGTAGGAAATAAAAAAGGATTGGTTTTCCCTGTAATGTGTAACGGTTGTATTAAAATAGATTATCAAGACAACATACCGGACATTGGCTCAGATGCAGATACTTCAAATGATATACCTTATGGTATTTGGGGGCATAATGGTTCATTTTGTTTTGATGCAATAATTACTCCATATGATGTTAATGGCAGTGGTAATCATACTACCGGAACATCAGCAACAACAGTTACCGATTCAAAAAAGACATTTCCCGATGGAGAACATTCTTCACCATATACCACTACTTCTGGCCACTACTCCGATAAGCATTTACCGAGAACCCACGCTACTCAAGCGGTTATTAGAGCAAATCATAAGATGGCTATATTTTATAGCACTAATTTGAAAATATATTTATGTAATACTACTAATGATGTATTACATAGCACATATCATACGGTTAATACTAATAATCCCGCATCATATAAGTTAGAAGTACAATTAACTACGGGTAGCACGACTACTACATTAGTTAGCGACACCTTAATTTTTCCCGACCATATTCAGCCATCCACCTATACTGCTGATATTCTAACAGGGGGATTTGACCGACAAGGAAGATTAACTCATACTAAAATAGAAACATTGGGCGGTAGCGCACATGGAGGCGGCGCATCCTTTACATCGGGAACAAACCCCGCATCTAACAAATATCATTTAGGCCAAGAATTATTTATTCGTGATGGATTCGATTTCAAATCAATTGGTACAGTTGCTTTTGGTTCTGGTTGGCCATCATCTAGTACCACTACTGTATATCTTAGCGGCACTCCCTCTTCGTCTTTGAATTCAGAAATAATTTATCAAAAAGCACCAAAAGAAGCAAATTATGTAAATAATTCTTATCATATAGGAGTATCATTTGATAATGCTACTCGAAAACTAAGTATTCTATTTGATGGCAAGACCGCTAAAACGGTTACTCATAATGAAGATGATAATGATTTTCAATTAGCGGCTGAAGATTTATATTTAGGTGCAAACGGAACAAATACACACGCTACAGCCTCTTCAATCCCAGACCACATAGGATATACTAATAGTCAATTTTATGGAGTCTTTCACGAATTAAGCATAACTACGCATATTTATTCTGCTTTTAATGGAAAGTCACTTTATCCTTATCACGACAAAACACTATTGTTTTTGACATTTGAAGAGGTGGATATGTAATGGCAGTATTTGTTCGTAAAACAGGTGTCCATAAAAGCACTGCGATTAACACGACTTGGAATAATGCGGGACACAATGTTAATTTTGATTGTCCTACAAATCCTTCTATCAAAAATACTGCTTCTGCGGCTAATAAATATATATGTGCAGAAATAAGAATTGATGATAGTACACCCACTACTATGGTTAAAGAAACAACGGGCGCATATAATTCTTATGGTGAAAATTTAGCAAAAACTCCCGGCTATCGAGTAAAGACATTTTTTAATGAAACTCAAACAGGGCAACAATATAATTCTATTAATTTAACAACGCATGATTATTTTATTCTTTTATTTGCTGATGACAATAAACAGCATCATTTTGCTAAAATTACTGCTGAAGTTACAGATGATGTCGAAGGAGATGCTTTAGAATTTACTCCCAAATTAGGTAGTGAAATACCAAAAGGTACTAAGTTTATTGTATTCAAAGGGCCAGCAGTAACAGATACTTCGGTGGTTGCTATTTCTGCTGGCGCATTAGTTACTACTACCGATACTACGCATTTAACTAATCTAATTGTGGGAAGGCCACTTTGGTTTTTCTATAATGATAGACTCAACAAAAAGAATGAGTTAGACCATAGTACCAAATACAAACTATGTTATAATTATAGTACAGATAATTCAGCAATTACTCTAAGTGACACAATAGTTGTATTTGTTACTGTTCAAGATGCTCACCTAAAAATAATAGATAACAGTAAATTCACATTATCCACTACATTAATAGACAATAAAAGAAAAATGGATAATCCTACGACTTCGGGTTCCGCTACTCATTTTTATGATGATAGAGGGGCTTATACTGCTGGTACTGCCTTTGATGCTTATGATGGGTATTTTCCTAATGCACGAAGAGATTCTAACGATAATGCTACTTCTGTATCTTTAGATGGCCCTTATACCTATTTACACTATGAAGAATCTCCTAAAGTATTGAATAAAATAATGGATATGTTTAGTTCAAGAGCATTCTCTTCAGTAAAAGATAGAGCGAGTTTTGCTGAATCTAAAATAGTTGATGGGAACAGAACCTTTACTTCAAAAAATAATCTAAATGATACATATGTTCTAAAAGAAAAAATTAGCGAAGGCCAATTGACAGGCTGGTTTGAAACAAAATTAACATTAGATTCAATCACAAGTGGCAGTACGAATCTCAAATTTAAGACAGAAGCAGATTATGATGCAAGAACGCTTTGGGGGCAACATGAAGAAGTTATGATTGGTGATTATATTGGTTTTATTAGCACCATAAGTGCGCCTTCTTCTTCATTACATACTGTTGTGTGCCAATCTTATTGGAGATTAGAAACCGAATCCACTTTTACAAATCGTGGCTCTGCACCATTTAGTGTAGGAGATAAAATTTACAGAAGAATGTGGTCGCCCAAAACAAGAACACTAATGACTACTTTAGAATTAGATACTGATGTTACCTATACAGGATTAAGCGCATTAACAGACCATCCTTTAGACATAGACAGTTTAACCTACAAGATAAATAACATCACATTAGGCTCTTATACTGAATCAAGATTTAATAATGCCATAGTTACTTTAGCGGGAAATAATTATACTGAAAAAGAAATACGAGTTTCTTTTGGAGATAAAACACATCAGTATTTTAGATTAGAACCAGAAAGAACACATTATAGAGCCGAAGCCAATTCTAAGACAAGCATTGATTATAACTTCGGTAATTTTACTGTTGATTTAGAAATCTTTGAGGGTAAAATAGAAGAAATGACAGAAGATACTGAAATGGGTCAACCTGTTGTTGAAATTGCTGGTCGTAATGATTTTTCTAAACTGATTAACCCTGCTATAAACAAAAATACTCTATTTACTTCTGATTTGATTCATTCATCCATGTCGCCTTTGTCTAATGTATCTGCTGGTAAAACAAGTGGAGGCGCAAATGCTACATTTCATTCTAATCTTGTTCTAAACGATACTTCAGTTGTTTTTAATACTGCAATTGCAGGATTGAATGTAGGAGACACTTTATACAATGCTAATGGTGATTTTATAGGAATTGTTTCGTCTGGCGCAGACCAAGCCAATGTTACGATAGAGTTTGGTTCTTGTGCTACTGCTTCTGCATCTGAACAAATTTTTGTTGGGTCATCTAATAAACACTATACTTTCAAAAAGGCTCTTAGTGCAAGTGCTGTAAATTCAGATACAGTTAGTTCATTAGAAGGTGCATCAGATAAGGGAATATATTTTACAAGTGGTGTTTCGGTATCAAGCAGAACCACTGCTACTCCGCCTGTCTATACCACAACAGGAAATAAAGAGTTTTTCTTAGCAGGGACTTCAGAAAATACAAATGCTGAAGCAATAGGATATAATTTAGATTCTATAGGTAATATCAAAAACGATAGAGCCTTCCAAGCAAAACTAAAAGATGATGTTTCCGGTAATTACTTTAGTTATGATGTAGTTAACGGTTTAAGTGATTTTATAGTATTAAATACTAAAGGGGAAGATGATGTTACTACCATTACTCTTGCACCAAGAATAGGATTATATTTAGGGAGAGTCGATAGAAACGACACCTATGATAGTGATTTAATGACATTAACAGATACAACAATGGATGTTTTTAGTTTATCAACAAACAAAGGAATTAGGACTTCTTCTGCTGCAATTAATACTCATTTTGAAAGAGGTGACCCTGTATTTACAGAAGATAGTGGGGTATTTACATTTCAAGGATACTTTGTTCGTGCAGAAGCAGGCTCAAACGGTGGAGGCAGCCATTATGATTATAATGAAATTAGATTAGATAGAGACGGAACCGCAAGTAATGGAGATAACATTTACAAATTAACTCAAAAGAACACTACTGATATGTATTTTATTAATCGCCCTGCGGCCCTACTTCAGTTAGCCAGCCCTTATGTTAGTAACACTAAAGGCCTATTACCATTCAATATTAACATACATGACGCTTCAGATTCCACTATTACTACTAACTATATTAAAAGATACGGTTCACCATATTATAGGTTTGTTGATTTAGAAGAAGGCAATTATTCAGCAATTGATGAGTTCCCTATAGAAACTGCATACTATGATAATCTTAGTCAAACTAACTACTATGCTAAGGCGCATAGATTTAGGCCATCTTATACAAGTAATACACCAACAATTACTCAAACACATCAAGATGATTCTTCATTTAGTACAATAAGAGAGATGCAAGGGTTTTATGAAAGAAGAGGAAATAAACCGTCAAGAGGCACAAATTTCTTTGATTATTATATAACAGGGAATGATGCTACCGTAAGAGTAAGATACCCTATTGCTGGACTCCCTCATGTTTTTTTGACTAATATAGGGCGAAAATGGGAAAGAACACTAAGGCAAATGGATGCTAAAGTTTCTCGACATTTCTTATTCACTACTTCTGATTTACTACCAGAATCAGATTTAAGAAAAACAAGCCTATACTTTGGCTCAAGAGATTTAACAGACTTTAGTATTATGTTAAAAAATAAAGGGACTCCTTCTAATGTATCTAATTCTCATACTACCTATTTGGGCGGAGGTTCCTCAATTTCTGATAATGATGATAATAACCCCATAATAACAATAGCAACAGCACCAACCATTAATTCTTTGAAGAAATTTAGTATGTTGCGTTTAGTGGAAATGACATTAGATTGGCACTTTAATTCTGTGGATGCTGAAAATTTACCTAATAAGGATAAAACACTGCAATTAGATGTTACTAATAGAATGGGTCATTTATTTAGGCTAAAAGATTCGGGAGGAAATAATCTAACTATTAGTAGCAACACTTCTGCTGGCGCAAATAGAATATTGTTATCTGGCGCACCCGATAATTTAGAGAATACTAAAAACTATCTTTTCTTTACTGCTCAAGGAAATTATATTGGTTACGGTGCGGCTCAATCATGGGCGCAAATCATTGTATTTAGCGCACAATATGGTTTAACCGGCCCCCATGTTCACGATAATTGCGCTCTAACAGATGGAGTTCCAATATTTGCTGTGTGTATTGATACAGATTCCTACGAAGATTTGTATGTTAGAGGACACGATTCAAAAGATACTTTCACATCTATGCCAAAAGAAGGCGCAATTCATATGTTAAAAGGCGCAGTTATGAATAATGAAGCGGGAAGAACAGGTACTATGGATGGATATGCAGAAGATAATGATGATGCTTACCATGACTTGTATTTGCCGGACAATAGCGGTGATAACCATTTTAGTTTAATTGATAATTTGGCTTCAGAGAAAAGAACGGCGAGTATTGCTTTGCCTCCAACTTTTTCCGCTTCAGAAACTACAAAAACAACATTATCCGGTGTTCGTATAATTACCACACATCAAGTTGTTTCCTCAAATAATTCAAGACCTGCTATCATTATTGATAGTTCAGACCGTGATGAATTAGATTTCCAAGACCATAGCGGAGAGAGTTCTGGTGAACAAAGAAATTTCAAAACTGCTTTAACTGATTATGGGCCAATTGGAACAAACACATTAAGGGGAGTTAAGATTTCATTATTAGCCACCCATACGGGTACTCAATACCCAGATTGGCTTTCTAATCCTAATAATGATAATTTTGCTTGGACAGGTACATATTATTCAATTAAAGGGCGTGATGCAAATAAACTAATTGGTTTTGATACCGCCACATTCCAATATGATACTCCCCCTGCTGGAAATTATGTTGGATATAGATTAAGAAATGAACCTTATTCGGGAGAACACCCTTATTGTTTATTAGTTGATTCTGCTACATCAGCATTAACCAATAATCTTCAATATCATATTTGGCTAACTTCTGGCCAATACTTAGGTAAAACTGCGGCTGGCCAAACATACGGACAAGATTATTTAATTATGGAATATTGTTACTTTGATGAAAAGTTTAATGATTATTCATCAGCAAATAGAGAATTAAAATTTAGCCTTGTCCTTGATGAATCATTAGTTCATACTGAAGGAAATATGCAAATTTCAGAAGTCATTAAAAGCATAAACAATAGAGAAAACCATCTCAAAAAATTATATGCAGATACTTTAGCAGTGTTTTTAGATAGGTTCGATATTGAAGATGGAGGACAAAGTAATATTGATGCTGGTATGGTTTCATCAGAAATAGAAAATGCAGTGCCATTATTACAGAGCATGGGTGGCCCCTCATACGCACCACATAAAGTTATGATAGAAACTAAATCAAGACAAGGGTTTGGTTTTTATGAAAGTGAAGGAAAGGAAAGCACCGATGGCAGTTCCCCATATATCGCTGATGGGGCATATATGTTGTTTAAGCCTTATTTGAAATTTGTAAATAAAGCAGGTTCTAACTGTTATAGTGCCTCTCAAGCAGTTGTTGGTGTAGGTTCAACAAATACTAAATTATATGAATTCACTGTAAAAGACATTGATGGAGATAGTTCAGCAACGCAAAATAATAATGCGTGGTTAAACTATGCACCTAATCTAACGGGCTGTTATTTAGTTAGCCATCATGGAAAACAATACGGTCGAAGTACGCATGGAGGCTATTCTGAAACTCCAGATGTGGTGGCCTCTGCGACTACTGAAGCATATTACACAAGTGACGCTACGGGTGCGGCTAACATTAATAAAACACTTAAAGGATTACACGAAACTATTCCAAGTTATATTCACTATGTTATTTCTCATACAATTAAGCGTACTGCTGACTGTACTAAACATCAGATAGTAATTGATAACGCAGGCACTATTGGTAAAGTATATAAAATAATGAGAACAGCAGAAAATACATTCTATGATTTTAGTCCTAAAAAAATAAAAATAAATACTCTGACTCCCGAATATACTAAAAAAGCATATACCAATAGTTGCTATGAGCCTACTAAGTCTTTCAAATTACACAATGCCAGACATGAGCAATTTACAGGAGAAGTAAGATTAGGCGACCCAACAAATACTTCTAACAAACTGTATTCAGAAACAGGGTTTGGTGAAGGAGTATCTTCTATGTATATTATAGCCGACCCAAGTAACAAAGGGTCGGGTACTCATTTAGTTTATAGAAATCCTTCAGATTGCTTTGGCTCAAGTAAATTGTTAGAAAACAACGATAATATTCCTGTTGGATTAACTGACGGGACATCTAATTTATTATCACAAATGCAAGTATCATATATTTCTGATTTGAATGTGCATGAATTTGAGTTTTCTAAAATTGGAAATATGATAGGTGCGGTATCAATAGGAGAAACTTTTGATATAACAGTACCAAAGGTAATAAAAGGAAATTATACAGATGCTACTATTGGTTGCGGAGTCAATGTTTGTTTTGAATCAGATGATTTATTAAATGATTTATTTGAGGATGAAGGACTAGAATTTACAAAACAAGATACTACGGAATATCCTGTGTTTTTATCACCCGAATATAAAGGAGTTAGTCTATTAACTGCTTCTAATTATATATTAGATAAGAAAAATAGAAGAGTATTATATGATAAAAAATTCCTATTGCGAGATGCAGATTCTTCATTAAATAAGCCAAAGGTTTTTATTTCTGAAAGGGATGATACATACAGCGTAAGAAGCATTTCAACATCAGGAAAACTATTCGACCAATATAATGAAGTTATTATTTATGGAAGAAATGTAAAATCCCATAGAAAAAATGTTAGAAATATAAAAGAAACAGGAAATAGAAAAACTTTAGAAATAACTGATGAAAATATTTACACACAAAAAGATGCAGATGCAAGAGCAAATAAACTATTATCTTCACATAATGATATAGGTAGGCTGATTGATATAGAAGTAAGAGGGGATAATCTATTCACTTTGCGACCTGCTGATGAAATAGAAATATCTTTCCCTACGCAAAATATTGAAAGAGAAAGATACCTAATTATAGAAATAGAACATAATTTAGATGGGTTCTCTAAATTAAAATTAGGAAGAAACGATAAAAATATTGCAGATAGATTTACTGAATTATTATTAGAGGGAGTAAAAATATCGGGATTAACAAGACCAAGAGTATTCAAAGAACCTTCTAAATCAACAGACCACTTTGAAAGTACAAAGGTGAAAGAAATAAGAATTAAGATAAGAAAACGCCTTGCTACGGGAGGGGCCACACTTGGTTTCGGTTCAGTGTTAAATACTTCGACCACTCCAATGGGATTCACAGGCGGTCAGTCGGTGACATATACAGACTTAATTGAGGAAGCATTATGATAACGGATAAAGGAAAATCTCTAATAGCAAGTTACTTAGTTAGTACATTTAATGAGGCTAATGTCGGTTCTGGTGGAAACGCTACTTCTCCTTCACAAACGGAATTAGATGTTCCTTTGTTAAGCAGTAATGTTTCGGCAGTAGGAGTAAAGTCAGCAGAAAATACTGTCCAATGGAAAGTAACCGTACAAGGTTCTGAATCATCAATAACGGGTCGCACATTGAGAGAAATTAGTTTAGAAGATTCTTCGGGTAATTTACTTCTAAGAATACCTTTTGATGCAATCGGCCCTTTCAGTACAAGCGAAGAAGTCGAATTTTTTATAGAAGTCGAGGTGGAGTAATATGGCAGATAACGAATATATTAACAGTGGATATATAACAAAAATGGGAGATAATAGTACACATAATGGTTCAGCAGGGCAACCTGTTGATGGTGTGGATTTCCCCCATTCGGGTTTAATTAAGGCATTAAACGCTATGGCTACAACAGGCTATGCGGTGCTAACTGCGGCAGTTGGTACGGGTTCTAAAAACTTCAATATGCAAATGAATGACGGTACAGGAGTCAGCGTAATTACTGTTAGAACAGGTAAGGTAGTTAGAAACGGAACATTGCAAAGTGCTACGACTGAAGCAACAATTACTGAAGTTACAAGCGGCACTGAAACTGATGTGCAATTTCAAGAAGGCAGTTCTGATACTTCTGGACAAAATCGCTATTCTGTAATTGTCGTTAATAGTTCTAATGTGGTTAAAATTAGACATGCGGGAGGTGTTGATAGAGTTGCAGATTTAACAGCAGGTGATATTCCTATTGCTATTTTAGAAGTGCAGAAAGGTGCGGCTAAAGCAACAAGAAGAATACAATATCTAACAAGTTCTGAAACAGATGGAATTGGTTTAGATATTGATGGTTATTCAGCATTAGGCGGCACAGGACTACATCAAACTCAAGACCATTTTGTATTCTCTGATAATGGTACTGAGAAAAAGATTTCATTTACTAATTTAGAAGATGCAATCTTTGGAAATGTTTCGGGAGATATAGCAATAGCGGCTGGTGGTGCGGCTACAATACAAGCAAATAGCGTTACATTAGGAGCAGACACCGTTGGAAATTATATGACTGATGTTTCGGCTGGAACAGGAATAGATGTTACCCATACTCCGGCTGAAGGCTCAACCGCTACAATTGCTGTTGATGTTTCGGACTTTATGACTAATGGGGCTAATAATAGAATAGTTACTGCTACCGGCACAGATGGAATGAATGCAGAAGCAAATGCACAATTTGATGGTTCCACATTATCAGTTACAGGCGCAATATCCGCTACTACTTCGGTAACAGGTACAGTGAGCGTTAGTTGTGGAAACTTCTTGGCTGGTTTTGAAGTATTAGATGCGGCGGCGGGAGTTCCTGTTCCAACATTAACTAAGAAAGTAATTTATTCATTTAATTTAGCACCAACAGGAAATACCTTTGCTATGCCAAATGCGGTAGCAAACCAAATTCATCACATTAAAAATATAGACCCTGTTAATGCAATCACTATTACTGCAACAGGTGGAGAAACAATAGACCAGAATGATACAGGACATCCATATGTAACTGCGCCAAGCACGATAACATTAGCACCACAAACAGGTGTTATTTTACAAGGAGTTAATGACTCAATAGCGCCATTAACTCCCGGCTGGATGATTATTGGAATAGCGTGATATAATAAAAAACGAGTTATCAGAATTCAAAAAGCCAAAAAAAATGGAGGGAGGGCATTACGCCCCCCCTCCTATTTTGGTCTTATCCGACCAAATGCCTTTGCATGACCGA